ATGATTGGGCCTGTGGTATACCATTAATCAATACTGGCTGTGCATCTGCTGGATTAATAAATAGCTTTTCGCCAGGGAAGTGAGTTGTTGCTGTAGCAATACGGACATTGGCTTTCCAAGCCCATGGTACAGGTAGAGTTGGGGTATAGCGCTCTGTCACAAGGTTATAGCTAAGTGCCATTCCACCGACACTGGATGCTGGATTTGACAGATTGATAACGTCAAATCCATTTGCAGTCATGTCTGCGTATACTGACAAAAACAAGTCAGATACTGTTAAAAATCCAGTTCGTTCAGCTGAAAAAAACTTACCCGTTAGTTGTGGCATACATATTCTCCGATTCGTTTAAAGTGTAGACTCATAAAATTATTTATCATATCTTATACTTATACTGTATTCCAATTTCCGCCGTACCAAACACGCAATTTTCCGTCAGTATCTAGCAATACAGTTTGTCCATCATAGCCGTAAGGAGGCAAAACATGCACTACATTTACGGAATACTGTCCGGCGCTATTATCAGTTACGGCACTAAAATACATCATGCTTATTGTTACATTTCCTGCTAATCCGTCAATATTACTGATGCGAGCATAGACTGTTGGTTCAGCTGGCTCTTCAAGATTTGCAAATATGCTGTATTGCCTTTGTTGTATTACGCTGCCGTCATCTAATAGCACGCTTCCGTCATCAGTCAAGTGATCCACAGTGGCCAAAAATGCATAGGGATTGGCATCGTTATAGTATTTATTACTAAACACTTCTACCAGGCAGGGCCTAGAAACAGTTAGGTTGTACACAATATTAGCAATACCAATATTCATATCAACTAACGCAAATCCGCCCGCAGGCAGATCATCAATGGTATGATCGAATCGTTTTCTTTCAATTTGTGCTGCATTACTTGGTTGCCAAGTAGTGCTGCCACCGCCCATGGATACTATTGTGTATCCTTGGCCACCAGGTTCTTCAGGCAGCGAATATGTGTATCCAGTTGTTGAACTTTTAACTGTAAGATTGCTAACTTGAGCAACACCACGAACGTCTAGAGCCTGTTCAGGCGAGTCAGTATTAATGCCAACGTAACGCTGATTAACATCAAAATAAATTAAGTTACCGTCTATGCTTAAATCTAAACCCTGCCTTTCAAGGTTCATGACCAGCATGGGTCCGGATATACGTCCTATTGCCATGTTAGAATTTTATATTATAAACTTACTGCTGTACCAGCATAACCATGCAATATCACAATAGGTTGTAGATTGTTTGGTGGGCTGGTAAAATTGATATTTGTTCCAGTAACTGTAAACGCAACAGCAGGATTTTGAAAAACGTTACCAATAAACACCAGCAACTGTGTTTCCTGTCCTGCCAAGTAAGTGACCGACAGTGGCCCAAACTGTGTAGCAGAACCATCACCTGTGAACGTATCTTTTACAACTGACGCTGCGCCTTCAATAGCCAAAATACGCCACCCACCCGAGTAGTATTCTAATTTTCCAGTATCACCATTAAGTCTAAACAGGCCAGTTACTGGGCTTGTATGCCCTATTGCGCTGTAGCCATATGGTGCTCTGATACTGTAACTACCACTGCGTAATTCTGTGTTTTTAAGATATCTACCCATGAGTTACACCGCAATAGTGTTTACTGTTACTACCACGTTGGCAGCAACAGATGCTGATCCCCACACACTGTCGCCGTCGTCTAGCAGCAATCTTTCAGTGTCAAGCACGTAGGTATCGCTGCCAGTCAAACTGACTTGGCTATAAATTGTTGTACTGGCGTCTGCAGTAGCGCCAGCAGGTACTGCATACAAACTAAATTCTGCAGGTGTTGTGCCTGTGTTGCACAGATACATAACAATAACTGCGTTTGACCCAGTGCTGGTAAACAAGGCAGCTGGTGCTGTATCTAATGTAGTGTTGGTTAATGCCATTATGGTTCCTATAATATCAATGAGTAAAGAAATGCTTTCTTCTTGGTGATCAACTCCTCACCAACTTTTTTCTCGTTACTGACATAGACGCCAGTGTTTCCGTCCGCAGCAGCTCGAGCATAAATTGTGCTGTATCCTGCGGTAGCTGCGGGGTCGCTTGTAATCTGCTCTATCCGAATAACACTGTCAAATGTAACAGTGTTGTTCTGGCTATCCCATATGCTGAATCCGTTTACATCTAGGTTAGCACCCAATTTGGGATTTTTATCTTGGTAAACTACTGTGCCTGATATACTTTTCCAGCCCGCAGTATCGTTAATTTGCCAGGCTAAATCTGCTTCGTGCCAGCGTAAGCTAGCTGGTGGATTTGGGTCTCCGCGATCCACGTAAATGCCAGCATCAATAATGGGGCCACCGGTCTGTCCGGCCTGCAAAGTTATAAAATTTTCGTAAATGTAATTGTTAACAGCATTTACGTTAGCAACACTATTGGTGACAATCAAATTTCCGTCAATGATAAAATTTTGGGTGGTTACATAAACACTACCATCTACTGTAATTAGATTATAGTCCCCGGCTGTGCGTTTTACGGTGCTCATTGGTTATCCTGAAGTATAGTGTATTTATACAAAAGAAAAAGATAAAAAAATAGCTGCCGGAGCAGCTATTTTAATTTGAAACGAGTTTAAGCGTTTGGTATTTTGCAATATACAGCATTTGCTGTACTAAATGTCCATGGTGTAGCTACACCAGTGGCATAAACTGTTCCGGTACCACGAGTCAACGTGGCTTTATGAGCTGTTAACTTAGTTACATAGTAAGTATTGCCTGCTGCATCTGTTGCTACAATTTCCATTTCACCAGCTGCTGAACTTGCTGAGCTTTTCAGTTTGCAAATCATTGTGCCAGTTGCTGTTTGTACTTTGTAACGTTTACCGGATACTTGCTTAATGATGTCAGCAACTTGGCGACTGCCGCCAGTTACGTAAGCATAAGCAATAATTGCGTTTTCTTGATTGGTTGACCTACCAATTATGGTTGCTACTGTTGCTGTTGCGGCTGAGCCAGTGTTTGCACCAGTAATAGTCACTGTTGATCCTACAGCGTGTCCAGATCCTGCTGTTGCTACTTGAATAGATTTTACACGATATGTTAGTGTTAGAATACAACCTACACCTGCCAGAGAGTCAGTTGTTGTGGCTGGAGTACTAGGTGCTAGTACTCCAGCAAATGTTCCACGTGCTAACGGTGCGGCTGCGGTAACTACGCCATCGCCGTCTGCTGTTACTGAGAATGTTGCTACACCGCTGGCTGTAGTAACTGTTAAAATATCACCAGTAACATAGTTATCAGCACCGCCACCACCACCATCAGTAACTACTGCCGAAGCAACTTCTAATGTTGTTGTACCTGTTGACGTAACTCCGCCCGGAGCGACAGCAGCTACATTTGCTGTTGGTCTAACTTGATATGTACCACCAGTTGCTACTGTAAATGTTGCTACTCCACCACCACCAATGCCGTCAACATTGCGATTACCAAAATATTTTTTGTTTAAAGGACGTCCCATTTTATTTTCTCCTTAAGAATTTATAGCGTTCTAGGCCATACGCGGTTGGATTTCCGCATAAGACTCACCCTATGTGAATCGTACTAGGTATTTATTAATTTAATTCAAAAAGTAACAAATGAGGCGTACCAATTGGTACTACCAAACTTACCTGATCTATTTCTATTGCATCTCCCTCAGTTAATACTGTATCGTTAACAGTACAACTGCCTTCTAGTACCAACAAGTAACTAAAATCATTTGTTCTTAGATTTTGATCCAATACACCAGCCCAACAACTGAATCTAGTGTTTTTAAATACAATTGGCAGCTGGGCAAAACTAGGGTGTTGATCAATAAAATCATATTTGGGAGTTCTATTCCAGTCTATTGTATTGGGATATATCCATATCTGTAGGTATCTATTCGGCTCGGTGCCTTCGTTAGATAGTTCGTGCCATATGCTGTTGCCGCACCAAAAATGCTGCACTTGCCCGGCACGGGCTGTGTTATCATTGCCAATATTATCCCGATGTCTACATTGACCGGCAATGACATAATTAATTATGTCTAGTCCACGATGTTCGTGCCAGCTGGTAATAAATCCTGGTTGAGTGCGATCATCATTGATTGTTGTCACCGGACCCCAATTGGTATATTTGGGATCACGATAATTCATGCAACTAAAACTACGATAACTTTGATAGTTGTCTTCGCCTAACCGATTGGTTGGTATAAATCCTCTAGTGGCAGCTGGTCTAATTTTCATATACAGTATTTAACAGCCGTAAAAAAGCCTACTATAAAAGTAGGCTTGATTTTAAATAACTACTGATTAACAGTTATTTTCAATGTCGTTGCCGTTTAGTCTGGCATTCCATACATTACTAGTAACTTCGCATGCATTGTCAATAATCGCCTCAAGAGCATTAACACGATCGCCATCTTGATTGGCTTGGTTTTGTTGCTTGGTTACTGCATCAATGTTAAACGGTGCAGTATTTGCTGACGCAATTACTGTAAACCAATTTCCGTCTGGACGACCAACTGCATAAAGCTCAATGCGTTGTTGCAATGCTTTAACTGCTTGTGCATATAGACTGTCCGAATCTTCGTAGTCGGTTTCGACGTTGGTGTTCATATCAACTTGGAAATACGATAGTTCACGTGTACCAAACTGTGATGATGGTTGTGCTTTTTCGTAGTTTCTAGCGAAGTCTGTTCCTGTTAAATCTGGCATAATAAATCCTTTAAAGTTTATAATATTATTTATTCAATTCCAACAAAAAAGCGCCCTAAGGCGCTTTAGTGTAACTTCCCATCCCAAGGGTAAAAAGTTTCGTCTTTTATTAAAAGAACGATAGATTTTGTACTTCGATCTCAGAAACGTAGTCACCTGCGTTACCTAGAGAACTTGCTGTGTTGGTCAACTCAACATATCCATAACGAGTCATGAAGCCCACGACTGGTTCAAATGTGCTTGGATCCAATACAACACCACTGCTCATCAACGGAATGTATGGGCAATAGAATGCTGCTGCGTCTGCTTCGCTAGAACCTTTGTAGCCAACCAATACTGGTGTGCTGTCATTAGCATAGCTGTCAACATAGATACGCATTGCACCGTTCAAAGTACCAACAAACTTGGTGTTTGTAGGAGCTTCAAATGTACCTTCTGTGGTACGTGCAAAGGCACTAGTAGTAGCACTTTGTAGAACTGTTAATGTAGCTGGACTTACGATAGCCCAGTTACCAGCGCCACGACGTGTACGTTGTGCGATCAAGTTAGCAGAACGATTGATCAATACTGCAAGAGCAGCATGCTCGTCACCCACAAATGTAGCTGTACCGCTAACGGCAGCTTGATTATAAGTAAACTCAGGAGCAGCCAAGGCACGTAAAGAACCTAGGATCTCTTGATCAATTTCAACTGTGATTTCTTGTGCAAGTGCAGCCATGATTTCTGCCTCAACGTCCAGGCCATGCATGGCTTGTGCGTCTTGAGCAGCTTCAAAAGTCCAACGAGCAGACATTTTACGTGTCTTAGCTTCGACAACTTGTTTCATGATCTGTACGTTGATCTTACGACCTGGTACGCCTTCTAGGCTGCTGGTGCTAGTTGCACGACCAGTGCTAGAGTCGCCAGAATAAGCAACTGCAATCTTGAATGGGCTCAATGCTTCGTCACCAGCGGTTGTGCTGGTGTTATAGCTGCTGCCGTCAGTCATGCTTTCAGCGTAACGAACACGTAGAGTGTGGATCTGTGCAACAGGTCCTGTCATTGGCTGAACGCCGATGATTTCGTTAGCAATAACTGTTGGCATTACACGACGGATAACTGGTAGAATAACACGGTTAAGTGTTGCTACGTTGCTAGCTTGTGTTGCGCCTAGAGTTGCATTTTCTTGCAAGTGCTTGCGTGTGTTTTCTAATACCACTGCCATTGATGTGCGGCGGTTTCCTTGTAAACCTTCCAGCAGGGCATCTTTAGTTTCGCCCCAACGGCTTTCCAATAGTTGTTGTGTCATTTTTCTTTTCCTTTAAGGTTAACTATTTTATTTTAGCCCTGCTAAACGCTTCAAATCAATGACATTTGTGTCAGAGTTCTGTGCAAATTTAGCAGATTTATCTCCAGTCACTTCACTTCTGCTTTCAGTCAATGCGGTCTTTTCAGAACGCTTGATAGGTGCATTGTTCAGTACTGCTGGTAGATACTTTTCAAATGCAGACTGCAATCTTTCAGTCTGTACATTTTCCAGAAGCTCTGTCATCACAGTAGCTTTTTCTTGATTAAGGGTTTTCAATAAGCTGGACATTGCTGTACGGCGCTCCATTGATTCCTTAATAATACGCAGCTCACGATCTTTACTCTCAACTACACGTTCCTTTGCAGTAACGGTACCAGAGATTGATGTAATCGCTTGCTTTTGTTGTTGAATTGTTTCATGTAGTTTGCGGATTTCTTTGTTCTCATTCAAGTGAGTAACGCTGTATTCGCTTACAAATGCTTCAAACAATCTACGACCAAACATGTTCTCACGAGCAGTCTGGATGTCTTCTTTAAGCTGGGTCAATTCAGTTTTTAGATTAGCGGCAACAGCTTCCTTAACTAGCTTACTGCTACGGGCGATAAAACGTCCTTGCAATTCATCTAGTTTAGCGCGGGCAGTAGAGATCAAGCGAACTTTAGTTTCTACTACTTGCTTCTTGTCGGCAGCGAATTCTTTAATTTCCTCTGCAAGTGCATGTACTACGAATTTTTCTAGGCGTTTAAAGTTTTCAGTTTGACGCTTGCGATCACTACGTAGTTCTTGGATTTCTTCGCTCAACTTCTTAGTTAAGAAGCTGTCAAAACGTCCAGCACTTTCCATCATGTGATTTTTAAATTTCACACGATCTTCGACCATGGCTTGTTTTTCCCCTGCAAATTCTGCAATTTCAGTGGTCAAGCCTTCTGTTACCATTTTGTCCAAAGCTTCGACCATTACTTTTTTGTCATGTTCATATCGGCTAGCCATTTCCTCACGCAGTTCTGCGCGAATATGCTCCCGTGCCTCAACTAGTTTGGTATCCCAAGCTTCGCTGATTGCTGTACGAGTTTCCTCGTTGACAATGCTGGCATCTAACAATGGTTTCAATGTATCGAACATTGTGGTTCTCCTGTTCTAAACTGTTTACTTTTTCGGTAATCATCTTGCAGTTTGGCAAGGTTTCAAATAACCCAGTTGGGTTACTGGAAATTTTTCACTTTATAATTTTAAATCAGCAATTACTTTTAATACTTCTTGCTTAAGATATTTTTGCACTCTTGGATCCGTCTTGACATCTCCTGCCATTTCTAAGATTTTACTGCCTCCCGACATATTCATTAAACCTTCATAGATGGCTTTTGGATATGCATTAGGAGCACTAGGTTGTGCTACAATATCTACAGTTACTATTTCAAACTCGCTAACTTGTCCGTTGCCTTCACTAACGTTGCCGCTACCTCTGCTGCTAACACCTAACTTAACTCCGCTTTGCAACATGGTTATAACCAGTTGCCCCATTGGAGTAGGCAAAATCTTTAACTTACCAAAACCGTTGGGCCCATCCATCCACATGTCAGTTATCATATGGCAAACACGATCCAAATTGATTTTTAAATCTTCTGGATGATCTAACTCACCTAGAACACTGTAACCTTCTTTGATCTGTTTGTCTATAGTACCTACTGCACGAGCAATCTCATCAGTTGGGTAAACACGCTGGTTAGCGTTTTTAACACCGCCTTGGATGAAAATGCCTTTCATGTAGTAATTCTTACCTGAGCTGCCATCACTAGCAGCTTCTGCCAGGACTTCCATCCTGGCATTGTCAAAAGTAAGATGTTCTCTTAGATAAGCTACCATACGGGCCTATTAACGAATTTTCCCGCCAACTACACTCTTGCTAGTTACTGGCAATTTACCGTCAGTAGTTTCGCCTTCTTTGCCTTTGGCTTTTTCATAGCTGGTAGCACGATTTGTATAACCTTTGGTGTGTGCATTAGGAGTGTTCTCAAAAGAACCTGCGCCTTTTAATTCTCCACGACCTTTAGTGTACTGGTTGCTTGGTGTTGGAACTGGCTTGCCATCAGCTGACTGCTCTGTACCACCTTTAACAATGTTACTGGCACTTCCGCCCATTCTATTTGGCTTAGCTACAATACTTTGTTTGTTAACTGTAGGAGCGTCGCCGCCTTTACCAACAGTCTTGCCTTCGCCAGTAGCCGGAGCCTGCTTGTAGATTTGACCATGGTCTTCAACATACTCGCGCATGATGCTGTCATCTTCGGCACCAGGGGCATCTATCTCACCGCCCATGTTATCCATTCCACCCATGTCATCACCGCCGTCTTTGCCCATTAACTGATCAAATTCAGCTTTAAGGTCATCAAGTGCAGACTCTAGGTCCATGATGGTATTTTCAATTTTTTCTTCTGGGGTACCTTCCTCGCCGCCCATGTCATCCATGTCGCCCATGTCATCCATGTCATCATCGCCGCTAAGTTCTTCATCTCCGCCTAGATCAGCATCGCTGTCGGCACCAATTTCGTCGTCTTCTTCATGCATACCGCTTTCGTCGGCAGTAACGTCATTCATAAGACCTTGGACTTGGTTTCCACCGATGTCTTCATCAAAATCTTGTTCGTCAATGAGATTCTCGTAAATGTCACGACTTTTTTCAACTACTAGTTGATGAAAAAGATCACGTGCTTTATCTTCTTGTTCATTGATAATAAATTCAATTAATTGTTCATACTTGTTCATGAGAACTCCTTTTAGGTTAATAATGAAGCTTGTACATTATTTACATAATATACAAATATTTTGGTTATAATGGGTGTTTTTTAATGGTTTTTACGGGCTAAGCCGAAAAACTTATAATGCTGGGGACGCTACAGGTGGCTTATATTGTGTGGCCACTGTTTTTAGTTTTTGTTCGTGCTCAAGTTTTCGCACATCATTCATGATTCTAAGGCGATTTAACTGCGCTAGACTAAGCCTACTTTTACGTAGGTCACTTAGTTTAAGAACAGTATTGTCGTCTTTTTCTGTAGAATAGCCAGTGGGCGTGGGCGAGAATAGTTCAGTTACATACATAGTGTTATTTAACCAAATTCTAATTAAGTTGGTGCCGGGGCAGGTGTTGCACCCATGTCCCCGGGCGGCGCACCCGGTGCAGATCCCGGTACACCGCCAGTGCCTTCTTCCCCGCCTTCGGGGGGAGCGATTGCACCAAGATCTGAATCTAGTCCTCCGGGGGTAACGCCAACACTACGTAAACCTAAATCTTCTGTTGGAGCATTTTCTGCATCTCCGCGCTCTTCTAGCCACATGTTTTCGTTTTCACTCATTTCCTGCTCGCTCATGCCTAAATAACGCTTCATCAAGAAACGTTTGCTAAAGTATGGGAAAGCCTCTAGCTGTGTAAATGTACCAATTCTAGCACCATCTACTTCTGCTTGACGATACTGTGCAAAGTTTTGTGGATCATTGAATGTAAGATCAAACAACTGCCCGTCAATGTTGATGCCGCGCCAGCGCATGAACATCTTGAATTCTGTGTCAAATTTCTCAATAACCATCTTTTGCAGTCGCTTGCAGTACTGATTAAAGCGCCATTCTTGGATCAAGGCAGTGCCTACTTTGCCGTCATTGTATGTTTGGCTTCCGTCATCTGTGCCTGTGGGCAAGTAGCTGCTGGGAATACGCAGGCCCCGGAACAACTTGTTGGTGAAAAAGCGCAAGTCTGTTATCTCGCCTAGGTTTTGACCGCCTTGTAACACTTCAACTTTGCTGCCACGCCCATCTGCTGTTTGCGGGAAAAAGAAATCTTCGTTAGTGCTTAATGGATTGTATGTGGCATCCATCATGTTGGTAGTACCATTGCCAGTTTGTGTAGGAATCCTGCGCTGTGCAATCTCGTTTTTAACACGCTCAACAAAGGCCATGGCCATATGACTTGGCATATTGCCTACGTCAATATAGAAGGCTCTGCGCTCCGGCGCACGTTGTACACGATATATAATAATACTGTCTTCTAGCAGTTCTTTTTGCTTGAATACTTTAAATACGTTTTCTAGTGCGCTGTTACCAAATGGCCAAAATGAGTCTAGTCCTTCTGTAAGTCCCACGTGGATCACATGCTCGGCGTTGATTACTGCTTCGTTTTGTGCGTGACTAAATCTGCTGCCGCCGGTATAGGGCGACTTGGACTGTGCAAACCCACTACCTCCACCAGTCTGTGGACTGTTGGTATATGTGTCTGTAGTACTAAGTGCAGTAGCAGTTAGAGTCTGGAAGTTGGGCTGTAGATCTTTGATCACATACTGCTCAGGCCGTTTACCGTCTGCTTCGTTTACAATGATCTTGACCACTTTGTTCATTTCAGTCCAAAATAGTTTGAATGTTTCTGGATCACGGATAAACACTTGATCGCCATACTTAATAGTGTTGCGCATGATTTTAAACATGCGCTTGTTAAATTCGTTTAGGGTAACCCACTGCTGTAGCTGCTCTTTGATGATCTTGATTTCGTTATCAGTAGGATCTTCTTTGTAGTGTACATCAAACGGCAAGTTGGTTTCTTCATGTGGCTGTGTACTAAACTCAGCCAAGATGTCTAGAGCAGCGTTAACTTCGCTGTCCATGTCCATTTGCTCGTATTGATTGTAGCGTTCTAGTCGGTTAGGATGACCAATATAAATTTCAGGCAGTTGACTTTGATAGTTGCTGTACTTCATGTCACCGCCAACACTGGGGTTGCTACCACTACCAATTGGGCTTATATTGTTGCCATTGGCTGTGCGGAAATACTTTTTCCAACTGCCGCCTGATTGTGGTTTAGGTTCTGCCATGTGAAATTTCTATGTTAACACGTATTTATACTATATTCTAGTAGTTGTTAGCTATTTGTTGCTGTATGTTTTTAGTGGCTCGCAGCTCTTGCAATTGTTCATCACTACTGTTTATCATGGCTTTGAGCAAGTTAGGCAATTCTTTTAATGAGTCAAGTAGATCAGAATTTGCATTAGATTTGCTATCCTGGCCAGGACCCATGCCTGTCCCCGGGTTGAGATTGTCTGTGCTGTCTGTTGCTTTTTTGGTTGCCTCAAGAGAATCTGCCATGCTTTTGTATATAGCGGTCATCTTTGGAGACATTGCCTCATCTAATCCAGCAGTGTCAAAATCGGGTCTAGCCATATTATTAGTTGGCATTGTTCCGGCCATTTGTTTATATTGTTCTAATATCTTAGGATTTTGGTTTATAGCTGTATCAGTTGCTGCACGATCATTTTTTGTACTATTCACAAAGTCTAGAAATCCGGCTTGCATTTCTTTAGGCATTTCGGGAGGAATAGCTGGCTTGGTAAAAAAATCAATTGCTTTACTAACCATACCAACAAGTGGTATTGTTCCGGCTATTTTTCCTATCATTTGTGTAATGTCAACAGAACTTTTATCAGACTTGTCAATTCCGTCTTCACCAGAAAAACGAGCCGCCATTGCAATTTCTTTGTTGCTGTTTGCAAAGCCAGTTTGCAAGTCGGTTACTCCACGAGTTAATTCTT